ACGATAGGATATAGAGACATTATTATTATAAAAATATTTATATTATCATTATCATTAATTGTTTTAAGGAATAATATTTTAGCTAAAAATGTTCCAAAAAAAGATATGAGAATAATGAAAGTTATTATTTTAAGATTTAGATTTATATAACCTTCTTTAATTTCATGATATTTGAAGAAGAAGGCATAACCTAATATAAATAATAGACCTATAAATTGCGATAATAGGAGTATTAAACTATAAGGGATAATAGTTAAATATAGTTTAATAATTACAGGGATAAGGCCTTCAATAACGAGGATATAAAAAGGTAATAACATTCGTTCTAATAAAAAAAATGATAATTTATATAAATAAATAAAATAGATATTAATAAAATGGATTTGGATAAGGTTGATGTTATAATTGAAAATCTCAAAGATATGTTAAAATCTCGTGGAGATAATATAGATGAATTTGAAGAACATGAAGTAGAAGTAGAAAGAGAAGAGTTTTTTAATGATAATCGTCCAGTAGATTTTCATACGAATAATAGTGCTATTATTTTTGCCCTAACCAAGAATTTAAGGTCAATTATCATAGATACTTTAAAGAAAAATAAGAATAATATTGATGGATTTGTGAGAGAATTTAATGGAAAATATAACATCCTATTAATTTTAAATAATGATTTATTGACATCGCCTACGATTACTCAATTAAATAATATTGATAAGATTTTTCAAAAGAAAGGCGGAATGCTTCAATATTTCCACATTCAAGATTTATTATTTAATCCTACTAAACATCAATATGTTCCGCCACATCGAAAATTATCAGTGGAAGAAGGTAAAGAAATAATGGAACATTATAATATAAAATCAAAATTACAGATGCCTATAATATTTCATACCGATAGAATTGCTAAATGGATTGGAATGAAACAAGGCGATATTGTAGAAATTACTCGCTATAATGAAAATTCTGGGAAAAGTTATTATTATCGTTGCTGTATTTAGGAGAAGATGGATTTAGAGGATTTTAAGGGTGCTATTAAGCCTAAAACTACGCCTAAAAACAAATGTAAAAAGAATGAGAAATGGAATGCTAAGACTAAGAAATGCGAGAGAGATTTAACGCAAAATAATAATAATAATTCTGGAAGTAGTATTTTATTTATAATTACGATGTTAATAATAGCTGTAATAATTTATTTAATTTTTAGAAGCATTGTATATATTATGATATTCATACTTATAATTGTTATCATAAGAGCTATTATATATAAGACAAATGAAGAATTTCAATTAGAATTCCATTAAAATCTCATTTTCACAATCATATGAAAGATTATCCGGATTAATCATATCTTTAAAACCATAATTAAGATAGAATTTATGTAGATAATCAGTAGAATATTTATTTTTATCAATATATAAGATTAAATGCGAATTTATATATATTTTTTTTACGAAATTAAGGATTGATGTAGCAATCCCTTTATTTCTAAAATTACGATGAACACATAATTGATTAATAGACAGATGATTATTTATATAATATAAACCAACGAAACCAATAATAATCCCTTTATCCTTACAATATACGAAATATTTATAATCATCTATTCTTGATTTATCGAAATATTCGAGAATAAAATTATTTAATTTTTCTTTAAGTTCATTTGATATATTACAACTATGAATAATAATCATATATATAGATTATTTATATATTTATTTAAATAAATATGAGAGAGAGAAAAGTTAAATATAATTCATTATATGAGAAATATTCGAGAGATGAATTTACATTTTTTAATAAATTGGATAATGAGAAAAAAGAAGAGATTTATAAAATAGAAAAAGAGATAGATGAATATAAATCATTTAAAGAACCTTTGAGATTTAAATTTCTTTCTTTAAATACTACTATTGAGAATAAGATAGCAATATTGCGAAAATATGAGGAATTTATAAAATTAAATCCATTTTCTAGTGAATATTCAAAATTAGGAAAATGGATTTCAACGATTTCGCAAGTTCCATTAGGAACTTATAAGAAAATTAATGAAGGTAATAATATTCCTAAATTCCTTAAAAATATTAAGATTAATTTAGATAAGGTTATATATGGACATGATGAAACAAAAGAACAAATTATAAGAATATTAGCACAATTCATATCTAATCCGGATGCGAAAGGATATGTCATAGGTATTCAAGGTTCTATGGGAGTAGGTAAAACCAAATTTATAAAAGATGGTATAGCAAAGGTTATTGGATTTCCCCTAGCATTTATAGCATTAGGAGGAATATCAGATTCACATTATTTAAAAGGTCATTCATATACATACGAGGGTTCAACATATGGAAAGATAGTTGAAGAATTGATTAAGACAAAGGTGATGAACCCTATCTTTTTCTTTGATGAATTAGATAAGGTATCAAATGATAGACATGGAGATGAGATAATAAATACATTAATTCATATAACAGATGCTACACAGAATGAGAGATTTACGGATAAATATTTGGAAGAATTAGATATAGATTTATCGAAATCCATATTCTTCTTTACATTTAATGATATTAAGAAGGTTAATCCAATTTTGAGAGATAGGATGATAATTATTAACGTAGATAAATATTCGCGAGAGGATAAATTGAAATTAACGAAACATAGTTTATTAGAAGTTATTTACAAATCTTTTAATTTTAAGGAAGATGATGTAGAAATGAGTGATGAAATGATTTATTATATAATTGATAAGACTACGGAAGAAGATGGTGTAAGAAATCTTCAAAGAAATATTAATAATATTTATAGTTATATAAATATGAATAGATATTTGACGATAGATGGAAAGACGATTAAATTTCCATTTAAGATTGATAAAAATTATATTGATAAATATATTATAATGAAACGAGATAATGATAAAAATATTCTTTCTATGTATTTATAAAATGAAAATTTTAAGATTATTCATACCTATAATAATTATCTCCGTATTTGTCTATGTTATATATTCAGGAATTAATGAAAATTTTGAGATGCCCAATATAATTTTTAAAACAAAAGAGCAAGTTCAAATATTTATAATTAGTGATAATGATAATTATATTAAAAATATGAGTGTATATGATTTAAGGGCGAGAAAAGTTAAATCACGAGAAGATTATATTAATTTAATAATTACTAATATATTAGATTTCACAGATGGACAAAAAGAAAAATTAAAGAGATGTTCTATAAAAGCTTCTAATTATTTTAATAATGGTAAGGAATGGAAATTTGCTCTAATATCTTCTGTATATGAAGAAGGATTTCCACATACAAGAGAAGATATCATATTCTTATCACCAGCTGTTTTAAATTATGATGAAGATATATTAACAAAAACTCTTATTCATGAAAGTATTCATATATATCAAAGGTATAATAAAAAAGCGATGGAAGAATATATGATTAGAAAAGGTTTTGAGAAGATTAAAAGAAGGGATTTAGGAGGATTAATTAGGTCAAATCCAGATTTAGATGAATTCATTTATAAGGATAAAAATGGCGTTGAGATGGTTGCTTTATATAATAGTGAAAATCCAAATGGAATAGGAGATATAAAAATATCGAATAATATGGAACATCCGTTTGAATATATGGCGTATGAAATGGCGGAAGATTATTATAAATCGCTAATGAAGAAATATAAGGAATTATAAAATAGGAGGATAATTAAAGATAGAGGAAATGTAATTATAAATAATAATGTTAAATAGGAGATATATAAAATGGATGTTAATTCATAATTGGAATTGAAGAAAAGGATGAATAATAAGATGAGTGGAATAACCTTAATCATAGATGAAAAAAGAATTGAATAAAAGAAAATCATTTTTTATAAAAACCTTTAATTCTGTTAAAATCTTCTTTAAAAATTTTATTTCGAGATTTTTGAAATTCATCCATATAATTATTAATTTGTTCTTTATCTAATCCTTTATTTTTCAATTGATGATATTTGATATTAAAATCATAGACGAGGATATCAATTATTTGCGAATGTAATTTCTCATTTGACGACATATTTATGATAATTTTAATAAATTTAAAATCATTTTTTAAGAATATATTCCATCAAATTTAAGACAATTTTCAATATCTTTTTGTTCAAATTTATGAATATTTATACAATTATTGAGGATTTCATTTTGTTGATTGATGAGACCATTATTTTTTTTGAGATTAGAAACAGCTTCTATCATCATTAATTTAGCTTTTGAATAATTCTTATTTTTAAAATAGGCGAGTGCTAATATATGCTGAAAATCACAATTATTTTTTCCAGATTTATCATAAATAATTTCAGCTTCTTTTATTTCTTCATCACTAATTTCCTCTTTATTAGCAATAATTGAATTTAATTTAACAAATTCGGAATTTTGATAAAGGAAATTATTATTAGCGGTTGAAGTAGGATAAAGACCAATTTTAGAACCTTCGAAACAAACATTTTTATTAAAAACTAAGCTTTTAATAGTTTTTTGATTAGTCCAAATGAAATATGATAAATTTAATTTATAAGTTAAACGAATTTTAGATATGAAATCTAATAATTTAACGGAACATTCATTAGTTATAAAATAAGAACTTTTAGCAACTATAATTTTAAAAAAATCCGTAGTTTGTTTAAATTCATTTTCCTTATCTTCATTCATAGAAATAGAGGTGAATAATATATCGAAATTACCATTATTAATGAATTTAATAACTTCATTAAAATTAGAAATAAATTCATCAATAATTATAAAATCATCTTCAATAATAAAATTAAGTCTATTTTTAGATTTCTTAATTAATTCTAATGCTTTCTTATGTTTTAAGAAATTAGAGATTTGATTTGTATTTAAAGGAATTACGAGATTTTTGAAATCTTCATCGTCGATAACATCTTTATTTAAATCAACGATTTCTTTAAAATCATTAACATTTTTTTCCACATCTTGATGAGATGGATTATTTATTTGATGAAAATTGAATTTAAAATCATTTGAAGAAAGAATAGTTTTTAATTTTGCTATTTGTTGATTAAGTGAAGCAAAACGAGGTTTTAAATGTTCGCTTGTAATTATATAAACATCAATATAATTCCTCATATTCATATTTAAATAAAAATAATAAACCTTTAAATTAAAGAAGATAATATTAAAAATAGTGATGTATTTAATTGATTTTCTTTTTTAATTTCTTTCCTAATTTCATTAATATCTAATTCAATTTCATCCGTTTTATTAATGATTTTAATAGTATCTAATTCAATTTCATCAGT